TGAGTAATGCTGCAGCCGGTAATCCAGGAAGGCAGGCAAGAATTAACAGTATCGGTGGTGCCATGTATCGTAATTTAAGCCGTTTAAATTATGCTGGGAATCGGAGTAATTACCAACGATATTCAAGATCTGCTCGTCAAGGACGCAGTGGTGGATTAGGTTTAAGTAATGGATAACATGGAACTATCAAAATACATAAAGAGCGAATCGGTAGAACTTAACCGTTCTGCCATTCACTTTGCTGACTATAATCCAAGGAAACTATCCGATGAATCACGCAAGACATTGAAACGTGGTATTAAGAAATTCGGTTTGGTCGGTGGAATTGTAGTCAACAAACGTACAGGTCTTACCGTAGTCAGCGGACATCAGCGTTTATCGGTCATGGATGAATTGCAGAAGTTCCCCGATAACGACTACAAAATCCGTGTCGATGTCATAAACGTGGATGAAAAGCAGGAGAAGGAATTAAATATTCTGATGAATAACCCGAACGCGCAAGGTACATGGGATTTCGATGCACTTGCACAAATTGTTCCTGATATTGACTGGAAAGACGCTGGTCTGACTGATGCTGACTTAAATATGATTGGCGTTGACTACCTATTGCAGACAGAAGAGGAAAACTCTATTGCAGATGCTCTGTCTGATATGATGTTGCCTGTTACCGAACTGAAAGAAGCAGATAAAGCCGCTAAGCAATTAGAACGTGCCGAGAAGGTTGCCCACATGAAAGAAGTCAAGCAGCAGGTAAAGGAGAATGCACAGAAGCAAGCCGAGAATATGGATGCCTATGTAATGCTCTCTTTCGATACCTACGAGGCTAAAGCCGCATTCTGTAAACGGTTCGGTTATGAGCCGGATATGAAGTTTATCAAGGGAGAAGTCTTTGATGAGCAAATTGAAAGAATAGATTAGTAACTTAAAATTAGGAGGATTGCTAAGTTAGAAAAAGAAAGACGGAAAAACAACTCGAAAATCAATACGAAAGATTGAGAAACAGTGAGCACATGCTTGGAAGAAATGCTTTAAGGAATGAGTTAAGAGTACGAAACGCTTTTATCAATACAAGAAGCAGGATGGAAAAAACAACCGCGAGCAGAGGTTTAAGTAACGGATAAGATTATGAGTAATAGTGAATCTCAAAAAACAAAAGGTCGTGGAGGAAGAAAGCCTAAGTTTGATTATACAGACAAGGACTTTCTTTCTCTCATAGAATCGTATGCAAAAAAGGGGTTCACAGACAAGGAAATCGCTTTTGCTGTAGGATTGGCTCCACAGACATTTTGCGAGAAGAAAAGTCAGTACTCTGAATTAAGTGAAGTATTAACGCGCGGGCGGGCTACCATAACTGCAACAGTCCGGGCAAAGTTCCTAGCTATGGCTTTAGGTGGTGTCAAGACAAAAAGCACCACTATCAGAAAGATTAAGGACAGGGACGGTAATCTAACAGGTGAAGAAGAAGTTCAAGTTGTAGAAGGTGAGCTGGCTCCCAGTTTACAGGCGCAGTCTGTTTGGTTGTATCATTATGATGAAGATTGGAGGAAGGTTGAACGTAAGCAGGATGAAGAAGCTGATATTCCTACCGACATAAACCGCGGCATCAGTATTGATTCCTGGATTAAAGATAAGCTGAAATGATAGAACCCCAGATAATATATTATCCGTTGTATGAGGATAAGGATAAATTCATAATCCTTATCACCGGTGGGCGTGGATCGGGTAAGAGCTTCAATGCTTCCACTTTCGTTGAACGGCTTACTTTTGAAATGACGGAAGTCGAGAAGATAGTACATCAAATCCTCTATACCCGTTACACAATGGTTTCCGCCGGTATGTCTATCATCCCGGAAATGATGGAAAAGATAGACCTTGACGGAACGACCAAGTATTTCAAGACTACCAAGACGGATATAGTCAACAGAATGACTAAGAGCCGTATCATGTTCCGGGGTATTAAAACATCTTCGGGTAATCAGACGGCAAAGCTGAAATCCATTCAGGGTATCACTACTTTCGTCTGTGATGAAGCGGAAGAATGGACCAATGAAGAAGAATTCGACAAAATTATGCTCTCCATCCGTAAGAAGGGCATTCAGAACCGGATCATCATTATAATGAATCCTTGCGACTCCAATCACTTCATCTACAAAAAATACATTGAGAACACTCACAAACTGGTAGAGATTGATGGTGTGCAGGTTCAAATTTCCACTCATCCGAATGTGCTTCATATTCATACGACTTATCTTGATAACTTGGAGAATCTTTCTCCTGAGTTCTTGAAAGAGGTCGAGGACATGAAGGTGAACAACCCCGAAAAATACGCTCATGTGGTTATCGGTCGGTGGGCTGACGTGGCAGAAGGTGCAGTGTTCAAGAAGTGGGGTATTGTTGATGAATTTCCTCCTTATGCTAAAAAAGTGGCTCTTGGACTTGACTTTGGTTTTACACATGACCCATCAGCTTGTGTTAAGTGTGGAATTGTCAATAATGATTTGTATATTGATGAAGTATTCTATAAAACAGGAATGCTTGTGTCTGACCTGATAAGGGAATTGAAAAAAGAGAATCTTCATGTTTATGCTGATAGTGCCGACCCCAGATTGATACAAGAAATAGCTAATGGAGGAGTTATAATATATCCAGTACAGAAAGGAGCTGGTTCAATAGTTGCAGGCATAGAACGGATAAAAGACTTTGATAATGTCTTTCTAACCAAACGTTCTTATAACTTGCAACAGGAAAAACGCAATTACATATGGGCGAAAGATAAAGACGGGAACTTTGTCAACGAACCTGAAGATCACGATAACCATGGAGAAGATGCTACCCGCTATTATGTTAATGGGCATATCTTCGGGCAGATAATAAAACCCAAAAACGTCAGTAAATCAGATTTAGGAATCTACTAAAATAATGATATGAATAACTACCTACAACAAATAATGACTTACTTCCGCAATCTGGCTTTGAATTCGGCAGGTGTAGAGCGGAACTTATATCAACTGATCCAGGATGGGGATATTGAAGCGGCTATTGATATGATGCAGAACCGGGATGATGAAGTGAATTCTGCCATTAAAGAGTATAATCCTCAAACACATGAGGTAATGTCAAGGTCAAATAAATACCGGAAGAATGATGATCCTTATATTTCGGAGAAGCTTCCGCGAACTAGACAGAGATATATTAATGAGGTGGAACTATTCTTCCTCTTGGGAAATCCCATTAAATGGAAGAAAGAAAACGGCTCTGATGATGCATTTGCTCTGTTTACGGACTTCATTAAAACGACTCGTTTCAACTCTACTATGAGACAGTCAAAGAGACTTGCCGGTGCTGAAACAGAATCGGCTAAAATTTATCACCTGTATAGGGATGATAGGACAGGGGAGCGGCAAGTAAGAAGTATGGTGCTGGCCCGTTCCAATGGCTATAAACTCCGTCCTTTGTTTGACCAGTATGGGAACATGACTGCCTTCGCTTATGGGTACAAACTAAAAGAAAACGGTAAAACTGTTCAGCACTGGGATATTCAGACACCAGATATGCTTTTCTTTTGTCGGAAAGGAAATATTGGGTATGAGGTAGAATCTTATCCGAACCCTACAGGAAAGATTAATGTACTGTATTATAGTCAACCCAAAGCATGGGATGGAGCGGAACCAAGATTAAAGCGTGAAGAGATTTTGGATTCAAAGGTAGGAGATACCAACAATTACTTTGCAGATCCCATAGCAGTGGCTTCCGCTGATGTTATTCAAATGATGGCGGACCCTAATAAGCCTGGTAAACTAATCCAATGTCAGGGAGCAAATTCAAAGTTCGAGTATGTCAATCCTCCGCAATCATCTGAAACCAGAGAGGCAGAGAAGCAAGATTTGAATGATTCCATCCTGTTTGATACCTTCACTCCTGATTTCTCTTTCGATAAGATTAAAGGCATGGGCACTCTCTCTGGGGATGCAATCAAGAATGCCATGATCTTGGGATATATTAAGAGGGATAACCGGAAAGAAATGTATGAAGAACTTATAGATAGAGAAAAGAATCTAATTATAAGTATCTTGAAGTATCTCCATTTGGATAAAACAGCAGGATTGGACAAGCTGGAAATCTCCTTTGAATTCTCTGAACCGTTTACTGAAGATAAGCAAAGAACATGGAATGCTATCGGTAAATTATATACTGATGGAATAGCATCACTTGAACAGGTTGTTCAGATGCTGGCGCTGACTGACGCTCCAGAAGAAGAAGTTGAAAGAATAAGGAGTGAAAAAGGAAATGAGAAAGGAGATATCTTAAAAAATGATCTTATTTTGAATGCGTAGTCTAAAAAAATAGGAGGTATAAATTTCGTATATGAAAAGATAGAGCATAAAGTGGTAACTCTATTTCGAATTACCACTATTTTTTATAGCGAAAATTATAAATATCAGAATATAATTTTGGATTATAGAATTATGTTCGTATCTTTGTCATATAATAATTGAGTAACCAATGAGAATCTTTACAGAACAAGCGTTAAAAGAATATGCAGAGGAGCATCCTGATTCAAAGGTAGCTTTACAAGAATGGGCTACTATCGTTAAAAGAAGTGAGTGGACTTGTTATGCTGATGTCAAGAAAACATTTAATAGTGTAGATAATGTAGGTAACCAGCACTATGTGTTCAATATTAAAGGCAATAACTATCGTTTGGTAGTAGTCATTAAGTTTACTGTTAAGTTTGTGTATGTTCGCTTTATTGGTACTCATAAAGAATATGATAAAATAGATTGCGCTAATATTTAGGATTATGACAAAAATAGAAAATCAAGCCCAGTATGAATGGGCAGTAAAAAGAGTAGAGGAGCTTCTTCCATTAGTGAAAGACGATACTCCTTTGGACGATCCGAATACTATAGAATTGGAGCTTCTTTCTAATTTAGTTGCTGATTATTCAGAAGAACATTTCGCCTTGGGAGAGCCAACGCTTGTAGATGTTCTTAAACTTCGTATGTACGAAATGGGACTGAATCAAAAATCACTTGCACAGTTGGTTGGTGTTAGTCCTTCCC